AGTCTCAAAAAGAAAGTTAACTTTAATTTCAATAGACACTTTTTCGCCATATATTTGTATAGTAGAGTGCGTTGAAGGGCTTTTAATGGCCCCTGCAAATACTTTGTTGGTATTTTCTTCAACAAAAAAGTATAAATGTTGATTTTCATTTACATTAGTATTAAACGTATCTTCGTTTTGAACATATGCTGCTCCAGCTGCAGTCTGTGTATTTTCAACCATAAATTGTTGTGCGGCTGCATATGTTTTAACATCAAATAAATCATATCCTTTTGCTGTTCCTATAAGCTCAGCCCCGACTATTTCTACCGCTTCTGTTAATTTTTTACTCATCGAACTATCTCCTCGTGTATTAAAATATAATCATATAATTTAGCAGAGAAAAAAGCTTTCAATATATATGTCTATATCGAAAGCTTTATTATTCTATGTGTTAAAATATAGATTGACCTATATTACCAAGTTTATATATTTTTTTCAAATAGAAATTTAAAGGCTGAGCTGCTGCTACTATTTCTTTTCCATCTGGCCCAAACTTAACGTCTTTTTCTTTTCCATTTGTTAATTCCAATTGTTTTGCTGGGGTTAAGAAAGGAAGTATTTCAGCTTTTGTTGATTCGCGCAATTCTTCACCATTTATACTTATAAAGTATTTAGTTCTGGTTCTACCATTTTTAGCTACTAAAGGAACTAAAACTAATTCTCCGCTACTTTTACTTCTAAATAGACCCCTATGTTCTGGGACAGCTTCTAACCAAGAAGGAACTTCAATTTTAGGATCCATCCCATATTCTGGATTTTCTCTATAAGATTGCGTTTGTTTATTATGTGCTATAGTTTTTTTAGAATCTTTATATTTTTCTAAATATATACCTGAAATTTCAGAACATTTAACAATTTGAACTGTAAGATAAGCTTCTCCCGTTTCTTTGTTTTTATGGTCTCTACCAGTTTCTTTAAATTTACTGGCGGTATCAATATTTGTAGCAAACCCCACGGTAAAGGTTAATGAAGCCGGTCCCCTATCTTTAGTCGCTTTTGGAACAGAATCAATAAATTCCAAAATTTCATTTTCTGATAAAACATTAACTGGCAATTGACCTTCAAAAGCCTCTATTAATTCTTCGGTTTGTTGGGCTGTTTCTATTGATAATGTTCCTTTATAATCTGGGGAAGTAGGTAAATCTGCAAAGGGTTCATCATTTTCTTTTGCTATTTTTTCTCTATAGTTTGCTGGTATAAGGTCGAAATAAACTGGTTCGCCATGAGGAACAAATAAATTAAAATATACAATATCATCTTTCTCGGTTCTAGATGTTTTTAGACTGTATTTTTTCGCTACCCTTTCTGCTTCCGCAAAAAATATAGCTTCAGGTTTATCAATAAGTTCTTTATCATATATAACGCTTATTGTATCGTTTCCAAGTTCTCTATCAGTATAATGTGTTACTACCTGATCGTAACCATATTTTCCTTTTTTACCATCATTGCATATAGCAAATAGCTCGTTTTCACCTACATCTACTAATGTGCAATAAACTTGATCCCATAAATCTACAAGTTTTTTTAATTTTGGTCTTTTATCTTCAACAGCTTCATTAAGATTTTTAGATTGTTGTTTTTTTACAACTATATTTTCAGGTTTTTTACTTTCTTTAGCTCTTTGCATTAATTCGCGCATTGCTTCTTGAATTGAATTCATGTTATTCTCCTTTATTTATACTGGATGATTATTTAAATTTAATCAAATAATTTAGCATAAAAATTATCTGTGTCCGTTTATCTGTTCAAAAGCTATTAAATCAGCCTTTACCAATTTCAATATCTTTAAACAGGGTATTAAATCATACGTTTTATAATAATTATTTAACACTCGCGTTATTTCTTCTGCTCTACTGTGTTTTAAAAACATTTTATCATCAGATAATTTTTTTGCGAATAACAATATTTGTAAATTTAAAGCTGATAATGTGATCAAAACTTCTGTAGGATTAGCTAAATCTTCTTTCACTAAATTAATATATAGATTTGATTTTTTATGATTATAATTTTTTCGTAATAATTCATAAAAAACCGATACGTCGAATTGCCTTGTATCATTTATGAATTTTAAAACATCATATGGTATTGTTTCCAGCTTAAGCAATTTGGTGATTTTGTCATCTACATTTTTTCCATTTTCTTCTATGTCTGTAAGTAATAGTAACAAGTCTGTTTTTGTTAACATTTTGTATTACATCCTCTCATTTCTTTCTTGCTAATTTTCCGAATCATCTAATCCTAATTCTTCTGGGGTAGGTAAATATGAATCTTCAGCTTCTTCCTCTTTTGTCTCAACCAAAGTTTCTTTCTGTTCCTCTGTTGTTTCTAATGATTCTAATGGAGGTAATTCTATATCAGCATTTTCTTCTTCAGGAACAATTTCTTCTTCAGGGATACTTTCTGCAGCTACTGACTTCTTATTACTAAGTTTTTCCTTAGCTTCAGAAAGATCATCTATATATTCTTGAATACAACTAATAACTTCTGGGTTTTCTAAAGCTCCACTTAACAATGATTTGAAAATTGTTAACTTAATGGTTTTATCTTCAATATCGGTAAATTGACCCATTAGATCGTTAATATATCTTATTCTATTATCATTATTGGCTCTTCTATCTATTTCTTCCTGTGTTATAGGAGCTTGCATTCTGATTCTAAATTTATTAACATAGCTATCAAGGGTTCGGTCAATCAAAAATAAATTAATAACATCTGTCATCATTTGACATAAGATGTTTTGAAGATTTTTTATTGATTTACCATATCTACTAGATAAAATAGTTAAAGATGTTCCACCATTAAATCCTGCGCCATCAGATGTAAATCCAAAGAATTGTTTAGGAACTTTTAAATTTCCGAATAATTTATCCCTAAAATATTCGATATCAACTAAAGATTTAGGGTCAAAATCCCCACCAATTGTGGCTGCACTAATTTGCCCTTGCGTTCCATGTATGGGAACATAAATTGTATTTTCAATTGGGGCTGGATTTGTATATTCAGATAATCCAACACCTACATTTAAAGCAGTCTTTTGTTCAAGTTTATCTTTTAATCTTTGCATAAAACCTTGAACCTGTTCTTTTGGCATATCCCCCACATCTACAGTAATAATTCGGGTGACAGCAGATTTTGTTATTCTATTCAATAAAGCAGACATTTCAAGTAAAGTTAATTGTCGCCAATTTCTGAAAGAGTTATACAAAAGTGATTGACCTCTTTTTACACTATAAGCAGAAGTCATGCTGTCTTGAGTTGCTTCAGGATCTGTCTGAATATTATCTAAATATATATCGACAGTTTCAGGTTGACGTTGACTTGTTGTCTCCAAACATCCATGAACGAAAGACATTGCATCAAATATTTCAACATCACTTTGTTTCATCTTATAGCGTGTTAAATATGAGAACATATCATCATTTGTTTGTTGAATAACTCTGGTAGACGCTTTAATATACCCCTGAGTTTTTCCAAATTTTTGCAAATCAAACATTTCACCAGGATTATCTACCATTTGAATATATGGAATATACTTATCAGCTTCACTATATATTCTTAATTTAACTTCTTCAGCTAATGGTTCGTTCGGTTTATTTATTACTGATTCATTTAACTTATTAGTTCTAATATTATTTTTAAATAATTTATCTTCTTCAACATCTGATTTTCTAAATAATCTTAAATATACATCGCCATAAGTAACTAAGCAATATGCCCATTGATATAAATGTTTATCTACATTTAATGATTCTAATAGCCAAGCAGTGTAATTTGATATTTTAGCATCATCTGCTTCTACCCACATTACCTTACCACTATCATTAGTTTGTACAGCATCTTCGGCATATGTTTCAAGAACAGCAGCTATAATAGTATCTTGCGCCATATTATCTATCAATTGATAGGACTGCTCTCTGCTTTGAGCACTATTACTTAAAGCATCGATAGATGAAATATCTAATGTTCCAATTTGTGCGGAAGTTATTAGATTATCTAAAAAATGTCTTTCTGTATCAATACCAATTTCTGGGGAAGTTGTAGCTATTGGTTTAATTTTAATTTCATTTATAATGTTATTATTTTCCATATTTCTCCTTTACAATATAATTATATCATCATATAAACTATATAAATCTGTTTTCTTTTCTGCATCAGATGGATGCATTCTTTCTGGCATCAGAATACCATTTACTTTTTTTAATTCTTCTTCCATATCTAATGTTAGCTGTTTAACATCATCATGATCACTATTATTATTCACTAATAACAATTGTTCAGCTGTTTCACCAAAATCATAAGCAAACTGCTCTGCATTTTTACTAGCATTAAAAATAGAACCACATACTGAGTCACAGACGTCCTTAGCTCCTCCCTCAATATGATCTATTTTTCCGCTATCAATATTTCTTTCAAGATCAATTATCTGTCGTATCAATGTTTTATCATTATACATCTCAAATCTCTTCTCATAAAGTGTAGATTTAAAATATTGGTAAGGAACACAAACGCGGTTGGTATCGCATTTATCGACTGATAGCACCGAATAAGGATAACCTTTAGCTCTCAAAGTTTCTCCGGTATCATAACTTTGGTAGGTATCAGAAGTTATACCTTTAATATTAAATCCTTTACTTTTGAGCCAATATATAAAATTTCTATTTTTTTCAAAGCTTATATGTCTTCCTTTTGGTGCTTTAATACTAACACTGAAGGCTAATGAATAGAACAAATCTTTACTTTGATCTAATTCATTAATAGAATATTTTTTACCCCTTATAAATACACCTGCAATACCTGTCATATCCCCTGTATAAGACATATCTAAATGAATAAATAATGGTTTATTTTTTAATGCTGGATCAATTTTACTTAAATCGAAGAAATTATAGTATTGTACATCATCATCAGCGCCGTCACCAATTTCTAATATTTCTCGACTGAATGGATTTTTAATTCTATCTACCACAGAATCTATAACCGCAGTACCATTTATATATTTTGAAATACTTGAAGCAGATATACCAGCAAAATCACATAATGCTCTATCCATATCATCTAAAAAATCTGCTTTAAAATCTATTGGAACATCAAGTATTTTACTGTAACCTTTTGCAATAAGAGCATCAATATTATCATCATCTTTAAGTACTATAGAGTCTAAAAATTTA